GCATTGGTCCGCACCGCGATTTCGGAGAGCGTTGAGCGCGTTGCATCCGGGCGGGCATCTACAACATCCTGTGGGTGAGCGATGATTTTATTCTGCAGCGCTGTATTCAGCGTTTTAAATCCCACCACCTCATCACCAAGGATTAGCCGTGATATAAAAACACCACCGTCAGTCGTGATGTAATCTGACATGCGCATGGTCACTGGATCATAATTGACCCGTGAATAACCGCTGTCTGGATCAAGCTCCATCGGAATTAATTTCTGTAATTCGGTAGCAAGCTGCGTCATGCCTACAGCGCCGGTGTTAATCTGCAAAAGCGGAATGAATACGCGGCCGTCTGTCATGGTATAGGTAGACATTTTATTAGTCACCGGATCGTAACTTACATCCGAATACCCCGTATCCGGGTCAAGATTGCGTGGTATCACATTATTCAAGTCAGAAGACAGCTTATCTGATGTAACTGCGTTATCTTCCAGCTGCATTGAGCCAACCGATCTATCTGCCAGTTGTAACAGTGGAATGAAAACACGACCATCGGACAGACTGAACTCAGACATGCGACCTGAAACAGGATCGTATTTGACCTCTGAATATTCCAGCTCAGAATCAAGCTCGGCAGGAATTAACCCTCTCGATGCAAGATAATCAATATATCCCTTTGAAATCATTACCCGGCCAGTGGCAACTAATACTCCTGAATTATTGATATACTCGTCAGCCAGGGTAATTCCATCAGAACTACGAACATAGGTGGCGCTACCTTCTGGAATATTAGCGATATCCGCCTGCGCTGCCGCCAGCGTCATATATTGCTTGCTGAGCGGGATGATGTTCTGCCGAATTTCGTCATTCTTTGCCATCATCTGGCGCCAGGTATCGAGGGGTTCACCGCCACGATCGTTAATCGTTCCGGCCGGACCGTTCACCAGCTCGTCAGCGCGCTTGACGTTATCCAGGAAGATTTCAGGCGTCGTCGTTCCCAAAGGCGGGTTAAGTTCGGCCATGTTTTTTGCTCCAAAAAAGAGGCTTCGCCCAAACGAGGGTTTGAGCGAAAGAAAAGTTGAAAGGGATTTTTTGGTATTAAGCGACGTCGCCGGGGTATGTGGCGTCGTCGTACTGGTAGAAAATTTCTTTATATTCAGGTGCAGTAATCTGACAGTTGCTGTCACCTGATGGGGCAACCTCCTGGACTATCCCATGCCGCGCACCCTTTTCACTGTCGCAGAATAATAACTTCGGTAGATCAATATCTGGGTCGTCCATAATCCAGTCGCCGGGATGCAGGTCGTCGTTGTACGGCACCGTCAGCGTGAAATCATCTACCCGTTGCGGCGTGAGCATTCGCGATGATGGTCGACCGTCCTGAAACTGTATCCAGCAGCGAGGATTCGCGTAGCTCCAGTCCAGTGGCTCCGTGACGTGCAGCGTAATTTCCTGGAAGTCGTAAATCATCGCGTCAATCAGGCAACTTTGGGTTTTCCCGGTTGGAATGTCGTCGGACAAAATGATGTGATCACCGAAGTCATGACACCATCCCAGCATCGAAGTCGTAGCCGTATACGTTCGGCGTTGGTGGAGATATTTCATTAACCGACGCATCCCGATACGCCAGGCGCGATCTGCAGTCATGGCAACATCAATGGTGTATGCCTCCGTTTTGCGCGGAAAAGGATTTTCCGGCGTCCGGCACTGTACGGTTTCCTCCGCCCAGGTCACAGGGTTGATATATTTCACATCCACGCCATCAAAATCATCCTCCGACGGGACCCTGAATGACGTCTGCATTTCCTCCACGGTATCCTGAGGAGTAATGATCCCTGTCCAGCTTTTGACGCCCTCTCTCCCGACAGAAAGCAACCCGTCAGACAGCAGAAAATACCCCATGCCAGCCTCGGCTATTTTGTCGAAAATCTCCTTTGCTGACGTGCTGTCACTGCTTGCCTGGTGATCAAAATATTCTCCCCTTGGCGTCCAGTAGGTAGCCTCCAGCGTACTGAGCGCGGCAATGTCGATCTGGTCGTCGCGATATCCCAGACTGCGGGCAAGATGCAGGAACGCACCGCTGATTGTCCTGTCACCACCGCCATCATAATTTCGTGTGGCGACAACACTCACACGCTTGTCTGACTGCGCCGCCAGCTGGCCGCCGGTTTCAACCGTGATCCCTATTGTTGATATCCCTGCGTAGGAGGTCGGACGGGAAAGCAAACGACCTCTGAGCGCCTGCCAGAACATGCTGTCTCTCGCGTTGTTGCTCCCCTGCTCGTTACGGCGGCGGCATCGAACCTCCACCAGCCCGGGAGAGGACAGATCAAAACGCTCTGTAAAACCAAGGCCATTAATGTTTTTAAGCGCGTAAACCCCTGGCTTACTCGTCCACCCTGATCCGGAACCATAAACGCGATACTGGATTTCATACTCGACATGGCGGACCCGCTTATTCCCGTTGTTCTGGAACCCGCAAATTCCGTTTGGGAAAGCAAAGTTGACCTCGAAGGCATCCACAACTTCATTTTGCGGGCAGGCCAGAAAGGGGCCGAGCCAGGTTTCATTATCGTTAATACCAGACGCGGCAAAATCCACGACGGTACGGGTCATAAAGCCTGACCAGGTGCTGTCAACGACACCGTTAACCACACGCTGTACGGTCGCAGAGGGACCATCAGTAGACGCTATCTGGTATTCGTTGCCACGGTGCGCCAGGGAAATCCGCTGAGTGCCTTCCGGCAATCCGGAAAAGGCAGTGCCAGAATCGTATGCCAGCGTCACGCTGGCTGTTACCGCAGGGATTCCGCCGCTGGATGCTGTACCAGCTGTAAATACCGGGCTGTCGCCAAATACTGACGCAGGCAGGAATGATGACGTAATGGAGCCGCCACGCCAGGGGCTGGAGATCTCCACGATACGTATCACGCCGCCATCATCCTGAGCAATGAGCCCAGAACCATTCAACCCGCCGTTAATCGCTGCGAGCAAGCCAGACATTGTGCCGTAGTTGGCGACCAGAGATATGGTATAGGTGATACCCTGCCAGGTCAGAGCAAAGGTCTGGCTGGTTGTCGTAAAGTCATACGTTGACGGCGAGGCACTGGCGCGTAATACCGCAGTCGCTCCCCCTGTTCCCGGAACGGCGTCCTGGTGAGGGGTATACGTGGCGATCTGCAGGTCATAGTCAGTACCGTTAAACGTTAGGGTGACAGGCATTCCGCTGAATGGCGCAATCTCTGACACGACGTCGCCTGTCAGCACGTTAAAACCGCCCTCGATGGATACCTGATAATTCACTGGCGCTTTCAGGGTGACAATTGCACCGGCGATCCAGCCAGGAGGAAGTTTGTTCTCATCCTCGTCTTCATCATTATCATCATCGACATCGAGGCCAGAAAACGAGACAGAGGCACCGCTGACGGTCATGGCATCAGCAACGATATCACTGGCTTCAGGGGCAGTCTGAGCCATATCGAGGCCGCTGCCGCTAGACGTTCCCCCAACTTCCGTTGAGTTGAACCATATCTCACTGCGACGATCCCCGGCCACATTATCGCCAGGCCCATAGCTGGTATATGAAAAGCCCTCGCCTAAGGTCAGCGCCGGAGTTTCTCCTACCCGAAAATCCCCACCGGTATAGGAGAAACGCCCATATCCAAGGCAGACAAACATTTCGACCGTCATTCTGGTTGGATCAGCGGGGTCGAATCGCGTTACCGGCTGTACCAGGTAATCCGGGTAGATCCGGTTTCGCCCGAAAGCCTCCCTAACGGGATCGCCAAGCTTCGCTGTGTTGGCTTTAGCCGGATTCAGATCCAGCGATGAAGCGTTACTGGATGAAAAGCCGCCCAGCTCTGGTTTAGGGGCAAAGAATAATGCATAGGCCGTAGACGCAATGGATACGGCCACCGAAACCCACGCGGCAATTTCAAGACCCGTGCCATACGGAATGGGATATATCCGCACGTCGCTGTCTGGCCGCAACAAACATAACGGCCATTCCGCCGGGGGGACTGCCTGGCCGTTCAGCTCGATCACGACAGGATGAGTTTTATCCTGTGAATAGCTCGGGACATTTCTGCTCATCCACTCATGCAGCGTCTGCACACCATGCTCGTGCGTTTCAAGGGGTTCACCCGGAAGCCGGGACGGGTAAAACTTTATCGTCATTGCCAGAACTCCACGC